AAAGACAAATATCCCTCAATGCCTGAATTCGCACTGGCTAAAACTAAGTGGGCAGACTCATCAGCCAATGCTCTGACTAAATCAGTGGTTTCATTCATCAACTTATCAGGCTATCAAGCTGAAAGAATCAATACTACTGGAATGTGGAGGCAAGGAGCCAAGCTGAAGGTAGGTGAGGGAACAAGACAGATGCCAGGGAAGTGGACCAAAGGAACTGGCACCAAGGGATCAGCTGATATATCAGCCACAATCAATGGTAGATCAGTTAAGATTGAGATTAAAATGAATGACAAGCAATCAGAAGCACAAAAAGAATATGAGAAAGCCATTATAAAATCTGGAGGCATATATATAATTTGCAGAAATTTTGACAATTTTATAACATGGTATGATGAATTTATTTTAAAAAATAGTAAATTTGAAATGTAGAGTTACGGCTACAGATAAAAATTTATTTAAGTCCTTAGTGTGAGTAGAGCCCGTAACCTCGAAAACACTGAGGCTTTTTTTTTATGGAAATTTGGAAAGATGTAATTGGATACGAAGGCGTATATCAAATAAATAAAAATGGAGATGTAAAATCATTGAAAAGAAATACTTCAGGAACATTTACAACTATAGACAAATTGATAAGGAAACAATTAGATTCAAAAGGTTATTTTGTTTATAAATTATCAAAAAATGGTAAAACTAAAACAAAGTCATTACATAGACTTTTAGCTGAATCATTTATACCAAATAAGAATAATCAAAAAGTTGTAAACCATAAAGATGGCAATCCATTAAATAATAATTTATCTAATTTAGAATGGTGTTCATATTCATATAATTCATTGCATGGATATACAAATAATGGAAGAATAAATTCAAGAAGAAAATTAACAGAAGCAACAGTTTTAGAAATTAGATCAAGATTAAAAAGTCCTTACTATGGAATTGGAAAAGAATTAGCTAATGAATATAATGTATCTCAATGGATTATTAGTTTAATAAAAAATTTTAAAACATATAGAGGAGTTTAATTTTTGTTTATCTCAAAATAATAATTATATTTGTTGAAATTTAATACCACAAATTATGGCAACAGTTAAAGAAAAGGAGAGTGCAGCTCCGGTACCTATGTACAAAAAACTGCATAACGCAAAGCTGGCAATTGGCAAGGTCCATAAGAATGCTCAGAGTCATCATTCAAGATACGCAGATCTCAACGCTGTACTAGATGCATGTGAGAATATCCTGATGGAAAATGGACTGATTATCATGCAGCCTATCATTGACCAAATGGTCTACACCAAGATTATTGATGTGGACACTGGTGAGCATGTAGAATCAATGATGAAACTGCCTGACTTACAGAATCCAATGCAGCTCGGTAGTGCGATTTCTTACTATCGCAGGTACACATTGACCAGCATTTTATCATTGGCCGCAACAGATGATGATGGCAAAGCAGCATCTAAGGCAACTGAAGAGCCAAAGCCAGCAGCTAAGACATCACTTACAGATGAGGCATTTGGTAGAGCACTGGCCAAGATTGCAAGAGGTGAGTATACAGCTGAGGAGTTGAGAACAAACTATTTATTAACTAAAGATCAGGAGGCAAAACTATGAAACCAATGGCAATAATGAGACTCGCAGAATATATGCAGACTGAAGAGTGGTCACAATTGAGTGACTACCTAAGAGAGCAATGGATCAAGCATTTCTGTAAAGCATCAGAGCTTGAGATAACAACAGCCTACATGGATGGCAAGTACAAGTCAGAAGGCTATGAGAATTCAGAAGATTACTTTAAACAAAACTTTGAGATATGAAATGGCATCCATCAAGCATAGGTAAGATCATGACAAACGCTAGAAGCAAGTCAGAGGTCCTATCAGAAACAGCAAAGAGTTACATCAAGTCAATTGCAAAACAAGACTTCTACGGATACAATATAGAGCTGAATAACAAGTACATCATCAAGGGCATTGAGCAAGAGCAAGACAGTATTGATCTAGTCAATGCAGTTAGATTCACTGACTACAAAAAGAACAAAGTCAGACTAGAGACTGAACTGATGACTGGTGAATGTGACATCCTACTGGATGAGGCTATCATAGACATCAAGACATCTTGGTCACTTGAGACATGGCCAGCAACAGCAGAGGATGGTGATGAGTCACTTTATGAATGGCAAGGCAGAGCCTACATGTATCTGTATGATAGGCCATCATTTGAGCTGATCTACTGCATGGTGTCAACAGATCCTAAAAATGATCTAGGACTGCTTAATCAGTGGGATAACATGTCACTGCATAGAGTGGACCATATTGATGCAGCAAAACGTATCACAGTCATCAGATATGAACGTGACATTGAGCTTGAGCTGGCAATGCTGGAGAGGCTCAGACATGCATCAGAGTTTTATGTGCAGTATATTAACAAGCTAAATAATAAGTGATGGAAGTAGTACAAGAGCATGTGTATGATATCAAGTCTGAATCAATGTATTGGAGGGTTTACTTTACTCAAATTTCTTTAATACCTTTGACAAATGAGGAATATCATGAGGTGTCTGCTAAGCTGGATCAAATCCTTGAGGACTTGGAAACTAGGAGAAAATTTATGGGTACTGGTAACTAATTTAATCTATAGAAATAATGACGAAACGTGAACAAATAGCAACAGAATTGCTAGCAGCAATGATCATTGCATCAGAAGGCAAAGCAATGAATACACTTGTGGATAAATCAGTTATCCTGGCAGATGCCTTGATTGAGGAACTGAATACCACAGAAGAGTATGAAGGGCCTAGTATTAAAGTGGTTTAGTATGGCTTGTGATATTATAACAGCACCACCAATTCAATGTCCGGGAGGGCCATTGAACATCAAGCAAATGATCATAGATATGACCATTCAACAAATCAGAAATTATACACCAATATACTTTTAAAATGGAACAGAAAATCAACAGTGGAGCAATCTTCAAGAATGACAAAAAGACTGCCGACAATCAGCCTGACTACAGAGGCAAGATCAATGTAGAAGGCAAGGAACTTGAGATCTCACTATGGGTGAGGACAGCTCAATCAGGAGTCAAATACATGAGTGCTGCAATCAAAGAGCCTTATGTGGCACCAGCATCAGCACCAATATTGCAGAATACAAGTGATAAAATAAAAGCAGCAGATGAGTTATTTGAAGATGACCTTCCCTTCTGATGTAAGCCTAAGTGATTGGATGAGAGGAGAGCTTCACAAGAGGCTCTCCAATCGTTACAAGCTGACTCATCTGTCAGAAGATAGTGATTTAAACTATGCACAGCTATGGCGGTTTTGTAATAGCAAGCCAGTATCAGAACAATTTATCAATGAGGTATTCAAATATTTAATAACTTCGGAATGTGTTTTGGAATAAGGAGGCATACAATATCGCTATCAAGATCACTGGAGGCTCAGAGCTATACCGTGACCTTGTCTCAGATGTATTCATCATACTCAGTAAGCTCGAAATCCAAGAGGCCGATTTACCAAGAACATTTGCAAGGTATGCCTACAATCAGTGGAAATGGCCTGGCAGTGAATTCAACAAGAAATTCAATCCCCCAATACGTCTGCTCCCATTCGAGACAGATGTTGCCTTCAAAGAGACAGAAGATGATGACCTATCAGAATATCAATGCTATCTTGATAACTACATGCAGAAATCTCCTGAAGATGATCAAGAGCTATTTTGTAAAGAACTAACTAAAATGCATCTGTATGGGATGACTTATAGAGATATCAAAGCAGAAACAAATCTGCCCCTCAGAGTCATCCATGGTGCAATAAAACAATTTAAAAATGATTTACATTCTATTCACACTGGCGAGCCTAGGGATATCAAGAGCAATGATGACCTTTGAACTGCCTGATATCAAACCACTAAACTGCTGGAGCTGCCTATCCTTTTGGACTTCAGTAATCTTATTACTGATGTACGACTGGCATACTGTTGGCATAGCATTCATCACATATTTATTAGCTGATATTATACAATCATGGGAGAGCAAGTAATGACTGACCAAGACAAGTATTTTGCCATGATTGGTGCAATACTTTTGCGTGAGCTGCACAATAGCAGAGAGCTAAGAAGAAAGATAAAAGGCACAGCCTTAGAGAAGAAACTACTTAAAATTATGAAGCCATGATATCAAATGAGCTGATGAGCCAGGTGCAGAGATTTATGAAGACTAGATCCTTTGCACTGAATGAAGAGCTAAAAGAGGAGCTGTCCATGTGGCTCAAGTTAAACAAGAATATTGTGCTCAATAAAAGATGTGGCACATGCCTACGGAATGCAATGAGAGACTTGTCTGCCCATATTCAATCAAATATCAACACAGAGATCAAACCAGCTAAGATTCAGTTTATTGGAACAAAACAATATAACTATGAGAGCATGAGCTATAATGATATGAAGGCACTGGCAAAAGATAGAGGACTAAACTTAGGAGCAGCACCAAAGAAAGCTGACCTACTTAATGCATTGAAATCATGATTGTAGCTCCTATTCCAGTGAACGGCAGAAGGCCATTGCTCAAAATCACAATCACAAGACTTCAGAAAGCTGGAGTTAAAGTCATCTGCATGGGCCATGATCCTGAAGATAAGGAGCTATGCATCAAGCTAGGTGCCGAGTGGATAGAGATATCCAATGATCCACTAGGTGCAAAGTGGAATGCTGGATTTATGGCAGCTAAGAAATACAATCCTACTGGGGTGCTATTTGTTGGCTCTTCTGACTGGGTGTCAGATAATTACATCCAAGAGGCTGAAGATAAGCTCAAAGAGTTTGACATGGTAGGAAAGCTAGGATGTCACTTCATTGATGTGGATGATAAGATCAGACTTGTCAACTGGACTGGATACGGCAAAGGACCTAGATCCTATGAGCCTATAGGTATTGGCAGAATGCTATCAAATAGATTCCTTGACAAGATCAACTGGCAGCCATTTGACAAGAGATTAAACAGCGGACTTGATTGGGCCATGTGGCTCAGAGCAATCATCAGTGATGCATCCATTGGGATATTCGATGCAGATGAGATACAATTCTTGTCAATCAGTACAGATAAGTGGGAGAATAAACATAAATTTGAGGATCATTGGACTGGCAAATTAAAGAGTGAACGCATCACTGGCAAAGAACAGATTGCATTCCTTCAGTCATTCCCTGAGATTTATGATTTACAAAATGAACTATGCGGAGAGTAAAGGATAAGATAAATACTAACAGCATGGTATTTTGGGATGACTACTATGCTAGTGTTGATGTGGAGCAGGATAGACTGATAATCTATGAGCAACTGTCTGAGATCCTAAACCACATAAAATTCAATACTATACTAGAGATTGGATGTGGCACTGGCATAGGAGCTGAATATCTGAAGAGTAAGTTTGATTGTATCTATACTGCATCAGATTTTTCAATGATAGCTGTCAACAAAGCTGCTGACAAAGCGGATCACATTCAGCTGCTAGATATCAGAACAGATGAGCCATCCAGTCAATACGATGTGATTATCATTGCAGAGACACTAGAACATCTTGACAATCCTTTTGAAGTGATTGACAAATGCAAGAAACATTGTAAATATCTTGTGCTATCTTTGCCACTGGATGAGCCTGAAGATTGTGATGCTGAACATATTTGGTACAATATTAATCCTATAGACTTTGCTGATTACAATATACACATGGTCAATACAAACGAAAGCTATTTTCAAATAATTATAACATGAAAAAAGAATGTAAAAGATGCCTATTCACTTCTGACTTCGCTGTCATAGGTAGTAAGCAGTGCAACTACTGTGATCTCCATGATGAGCTACAGCAACAGTCAAATCCTGAAGAGCTCAATGGAGTTATCAACAGAATCAGAGAGCATGGCTATGGTGACAAATACGATTGCATCATGGGCATCAGTGGAGGTCTTGACAGCTCAGTTCTACTATACACTGCTGTACGTTACTGGGGCCTCAAGCCATTGGTGATCCACTTCGATAACAACTGGAATGCACCACAAGCTGTGCACAATATGCAGCAGCTCATCAAGAAGCTGAATGTGGATGCAATCACTTACCAGGTGAACAAGTCAGAATATGACAAGCTAAATGAAGCATTCCTTTACGCTGGACTGCCTGATGCAGATATCCCCAATGATATAGCAATGACAAAGCTGATGTACGATACTGCACACAAGTACAAGATCAAGTACATTCTCAATGGTCATGACTTCAGAACTGAGGGATCAACACCAGCTTCATGGACCTACATGGATGCTAAATACATCAGATCAGTCTACAAGGCATATACACAAGCGGAGCTGACTAACTATCCACTGTTTACATTCAAGGACCAACTGTACTATGCACTGAAGGGTATCAAGAATGTTAGGCCATTCCACTATGGATTTGATAGAGAGACAATGGAGGCTGAAATGAAACGACTGATCCAATGGCAAGAGTATGGTGGCAAGCATTGTGAGAATGTTTACACTGAGTTTGTAGGGAGCTTTCTACTGCCGAATAAATTTGGCATTGACAAGAGAATAGTATACCTTTCTGCACAAGTCAGATCAGGCAGATTGACAAAGCAACAAGCTAGAGAGCTGTTCGATGTCAAGCCTGAGTTTGATATGACTAAGCTAGGGGAATACGAATCCAAAATAAATGCACTGATTAACCTTCGCAAAGGTGACAGATCCAAATATGAGAAGTACAACTTCAAAGCCTATAGGCCACTGATATGGATCCTGGCAAAAATGAAGGTGGTGCCGTATACATTTTACACTAAATATTGCAAGTGATGCCAATACCTAAACCAAGACCAGCAGAGTCAGAGAATGAATTCATAACTAGATGCATGGCTGATGAGAAGATGACACAAGAATATCCATCTACTCAACGCTATCCAGTATGTAAGTCATCATGGCAAAGAGCAAAGCAAGAATTTCAAGATAGCTATAATGACTATCCTGATGCTGTAGTCAACAATGCTAGACGAGGGATAGAGCTGAATGAAAAGCAAGGCAATAGATGTGCAACACAAGTAGGAAAGGTCAGAGCACAGCAGCTCAGCAATAGAGAAAAGCTATCCATTGACACAATCAAAAGAATGATAAGCTATCTATCAAGAGCTGAGACTTACTATGAAAATGGTACACCTGAAGATTGTGGATACATCTCCTACCTTCTGTGGGGTGGCAAGGCAGCAAAAACATGGGCAGAATCTAAAATTAATGAACTGAAATAATGGCATACTCAGATGAATTCATAAAACACCTTGAGGAACTAGCACATATCTATATCGAAGAGTGCATGTCCCATAAGAAAGAAATGATATCCAATAAAGGAGAGATTGTCCTGGTACTAGATAGGCATATACCTACTATAGATTACTTCCTTAGAATATGGATTCCTATTGTGAGGAAAGAAA